GGCTACCTTCCGCATCAATTAAGCCCTCAATCACCTTTAATTGATTTTTTAGTTGAGTAACTAATTTTGGCGTGAGATTGGTTCTATTTTTTAAAGCCTCGGTAACTTTGCCATGTGCTATAAAAAGCAAATCTTCCTTAGTTAACTCCTCTCTCATTTTCTCAATTTCTGCGACTCGTTTTTTTGTGAGGTTCCCTTTTACTTCAGCTTCATATATTAAATTATCGCAATATGCATCAACGCCATTATTTAGCAGTTCATAACTTTTCCGCAGTGCATGTTTTCCTACCGTTGCCACATCTATAATTTTATTTAATTTATCTTCTTTTTCGCTCAGCTCTTCTGTTATTTTTGCAGCAGCCTTAAGTTCATCATATAATTGCTGTACAGCATCAGCACCTTTTAATGTGCCATTTTCAAGCTTCTTTAATACCGCTGCCATATCATTTCCATTGGTCATTAAGGCAGCGCTCCATTGAGCAAAGGCTTTGTCATTTTTTTCAACCGCTGCTATAATTTCATCAAGAGAAATAACTGCTCCTTCTGTTTTTTTCTTCCAATCATCATATGATTTAGATAGATTTTGAAATCCTTTAATTAGCTTTGGAATTGATATGAGCAAGACAGCAATCCCTGCGGCTACTAATCCTGCTGGGCCAGTTAAGGCTAAAAAGGCTGCTTTGATTTTTGGCAAAACAGTTAAAAGCTTGCCAAAAATTAGCATAAGTGGGCCAATTGCAGCGACTAGTCCAGCTACCTTGACAATCGTTTCTTTTGTTCCGCCTGACAATCCCTTAAACCATTTAATAGCGGGTTTGATTCGATTGTCAATCAGGTCCGTTAATGCAGGGGCCAGCACCTTGCCTATTTCGGATCCAGCGTTCACAAGCATATTTCTCAAAACTTTAAGCTGATTGGAAAAAGCTGCCATTTGCTTTCCGGCTACCTCCTCTGTGATGCCACCCATATCTTTTAAATCTGCTGTCCATTGTATTATTTTCGCAGACGATCCCATCAGCGATAAAATAGAGTTTTTTACCCTGGTATCAAAGCCCATTTCAGCTATTGCAGCAGCCTTAGCCTCCGGTGTTAAGTTCTTAAACGCCCTTTCCATGCTGCCTATAATATCGCCAACATTTTTCATATTGCCCTGGGAATCCCAGAGCTGCACGTTCCATTTCTTCCATGCTTCTTTATTTTTACTAGCCGCTTTATCAAGGGCATTCAGCATCATTGATAATTTCATGCCGGCTTTTTGCCCTTTAATACCTTTATCAGCAAAGGCAGCCAGGATAGCTACACCTTCCTCTAATCCTTTATTCACATTCGTAAGAGCAGCGGCAGCCATATTTGTTAGGGATTCTGAGAACTGCTGAACACTGGCATTTGCAAGGGTATTAGCCCCGACCAAAACATCTGAAACCCTGACAAGATTTTCTTGGTTCTTTTTAGCGTCCTTTGAAGACAGCCCCATAGCTGTTTGAGCATCGGTAAGTAAATCGGTAGCCGTAGCCAGGTCAAACGCTCCGGCCTGTGCAAAGCGGGCAACTTTATCAAGAGCGGCAACAGATTGTTCCGCAGTCATGCCGGCAGAGGCTAAATAATAATAAGACTCGGCAAGTTCACTGGCTGCAAATATCGTTTCCTCGGATATAGTTTTGGCAACATCTCCCATCTTTTTACGCATAGAGTCTGAGACAGGCCCCATAATGGCAAGCGATTCGGTCATTGCCTTGTCAAAATCAGCAAAGGCCTTGACTGCCCCTGCGCCTACAGCCAGAATAGGCAGAGTGACCATCATTGATAATTTCTTACCAATAGCGGTAAACTTTGTCCCAACTTTCACCATAGCCCGTTCAGCATCAGACATGCCCTTATTAAAACGGTCTAATTTTGTATCAAGGACAACGAACAATTCTCCTACTTTTCCCATCGTTTCTTTACCTCTTCTTTAATTATTAATGCCCTTTTTTTCTCTTCTCTTGCAAAGCTTTATAATCCTCCTCGTCAAAAATTTTTATATCGCCATCTTTATCCGTCTTGAGGAGAGTCCAAAACTTTTTCTTATGGAATTGCAGCCTCTCCTGTGCTCTTCTCTTCTGCTCTTCTGGGCTTAATGGCGTTATGTCTTTTTTATTCACCTCATCTTTAAAATTAATCAATTTGTCTGCGCTAATATCCCGCTTGTATGTTTTGCCTGCTGTATTAATAATCCACGAGGCAATGAAAGCCGCACGTCTCCACTCCTGCTTATCCTTATCTCTTTCTCTTTCAAAATATGCCTCCGCTATTTCCGCAAGCTCAACCGGTTTTAACTTCCAAAATTGCCACGGCCGAAGCCCTATTCTCAATGCTAACTTGTAACTTTCTTCGATGTAATCTTTTTTGCTCCAGTCTTCGGTATCTTCGGCCTTATTACTTTTTTTTTAGCTTCCTTAAAAAATGTACTTTCCATAATTGCATTCATCAAGGATGCCCCCAGTTCGCTTGCTTGCTTCAAAAAACAGCCATCCAGTATTTTTCCTACTTCCTTTAATGTAATATCTGGCGTCTCATCGAGGAGCCCAGCCCAAATAAAACCTCGCAACTCATAAAATGGAAGTGTGATCCCCGACTTACCACCATTCTTTATAGCACTAGCCACGCCTACAAATTTTTGTAAGTCAAGGATAGAAATCCCACATTCCCTTTGAAGCTCCGCAAGGGCATTGAAATCAAAACAAAGCTTGCGTCTTTTGTCTAGCATAATTGGGATTGATTTAACAGCTGGCATTGTATTTCACCTTAGCTTGCTGAAAGCACTAATGCATCAGTCCCTTCAAGTGTAAAGTTAAAGGTAGCGGCACCGGCGTCTGGAGAAGGGAAATCAATAGATGTCAAGATAGCTTCACCTGTAGCCGTCACGGCGCCGTCGGCAAAAGTGAAAATAACCGAGATTGTGGCACCACCCCATTTAGCACTAGAGCGTTTCTCCCAATGATCAAGAAGTACCTTTTTGCCTATGTTTGCAACAAAATAATTTCCAGTACCAGAGATAGACCAATCTCTTGTTGAAGAGACCAACTGTCGCCAATAATCAGCGTCTCTATTAGTTAAATCAACCACAGCCTGCCCAAAATGGGGAGTAAAGTCCGTACTTTCTGCGATTGCCGCACCCTCTACTGTAAGGGTTGCTAAATGCCCTACCATTCCTGTTGAAACAGCCATTTTAAACCTCCTAAAAATTTATTTATATTTCTAAATAGGGCTCATGCCCTGCCTGAATCGTAAAAGTCCATGTCTTAAAAATAATTCCGGATGATCCGGATCAAGCATAATATTTGAATAATCCAAATAAAAATGAATCGAATTATAGCCTGTAATAGACAATGCAGATGCGGTTAATCTCTGAATAATAGCATTCTGCATGTCAGCACAAGCCTTGTCACCTAGCCCGGAAGTCCGGTCCACCCAGCTATCTATTTGAAAAGCATTATCCTCACCCGCAGTATCTCTGGTTGTAAATTCTGCGGATGGCACCCCCATTAGCTTTCCTATAACATGATATGGATAGGCTGTATTTTCCGGCACGTGATTGTAAAATAAAAGAGTTTCATCATTGCATGATAACGGAGTATCCATAAGTCGCTTATAAATTGCCTTCAAAAGCGCTGAGAATCCTAATTTTCTTGTAGTCATAGTTAAAACCTATTTAAAACCTTGTGAATTTCATGTTTGCTGTAAAAATAATTATTTGATACTGACCTCCTGTAATAATTATAATTAGAATCATGTATTGAATTCATATGGATTGCTTTGGAATTGAGACAGCTTGTAACCTTCCATTTTGTTTTTTTCAGTTGCAAGAAAAAATCCAAATGCTCCCACTCCACCTTGATTCTATTGTCCCACATTACATCGTCAAAGACCTCTTTTTTAGCAAGAAAAAAATTAACAACCTGATCTGCATAAACATACATGGAATCTTTTGTTTTGTATATTTTTCTTGCGCTTGGGTGTCTAATAAGTATCCCCCGATCAAGCTCAAATTGTAATCCTTTTTGGTATTTTTCGCTTATTAGATAGCTGCCATTTTCTGAATGAAGCATTCCGGAGCAAATGCCAGTATCATCTTTTGCGTCTAAGACATTTTTCATATTCGTTATAATTTCAGAATCTTGGATTGCAATATCATCGTCCATGATTAAAATATAATCCTCTTTAAATCGTTTAACAATCTCATTTCGCCCAACAGAGATGCCACTATTAAACGGAAGTTTTATTATGACATGTCCTTTCTTTTCAAGTTGCTGATATAAATATTCTTTTTTGACGGAAATGTCTCCATCATCAGCAATATATAGCCTATAGGGAATTGAAATATATTTCTCTATTGAATCTATGGCCTTGAAAAGACTCTCTTCACGCAAAAATGTTTTAATGCCGATTGCTAGTTTAGCATCATCTGCTTTGGTTTTTTTCGCTTTGTTTTTTATTGTAGATTTAATTTTATTTTTATCTAAAAAAATTCTATCAATCGCTTTACAATCCTTCCAATATTTATAATTTTTATCAGGTCTTCTCCAATCCTTCCCGTATCGTTCCATAAGATATTGCTCTACAGGAAATGGCGTAAAACATCTTTTCCCGCGAAAAAATATTTCTTTTAGATTGGAAAATAAATTCTCTGGAAAAACAACCGGATAAAAAGTCATATATTTTCCCCACCGCTCCTTATCATCAGGGCCAAAAACGCCATGCCAGTAAAAGTTTCCTTTCTTATGGAAATAAAATAAATCGAGCTTTATCCCTTTTCTCTTGAAGCTAATTTCTGTTTTTTTATCTTTATGCTCCCATTCTTTATAGAGACTAAATCCGGCATCTTTGAATTCCTTTATAAACGCTTTGCTATGGATTGCGCATCGCCCATCCATGCCAATATCTATATCAGGATCCCAATCAATAAAATTATTATCCCTTATTGCCCCCAGGCACGTCCCCGCCTCTAGCCACCATTTGCATTTATGCTTATTAAGAATGTTAATCGCAAGCTCCAGGTTTTCATCTTTTTCGTTATAATTAGGGAACATGGAGTCAAAAACGACTGGATTTACCCTATTATAGGATGATATAGAATATTTGACATTCCATTTTTTCCCAAACAATGACCAGCCGGCAGGTCTTTCCCGATATTTTGCATAACCCGTCTTTATTCCCATGTCTTTTTTGTGATACATCCAAACATCTGGAGTATAGGCAACCTTCCAGGGTGTATCATATTTTATACGCATAAAAAAATCAGAGTGTTCAAATGCTGTTTTAAACTGATTATCCCATTTACATTTTTCCCAAACGACCCGCTTCATCATAAAAACATTGAGCACCAGGTCACATGTAAAATACCTCATTTTGCCGATTTTTTCCCATTCAGGATATTCAATTTTTTGGATATAATGTGTATTATTTTCAATTTTTACATTGGCTTCATAATGCTGCTCTTTGACATCATTTATTTTTAACAGCCCGCCAACGATTCCTATGTTTTTCTTTTTATTAAGTATCTCTTTCCATCCCTCAAGTTTAGTGCCGTTGGTAAAAATAATATCGTCTTCACATATGACTATATTTTTATATTTCTTTGGTATCAGCTTAAGACTTTCATTTCTTACCCCGCTTACTCCTAAATCGAATGGCAGCTCAAATAGCTTGCATTTATGCTGTGTGCAAAATCTCTTTTTCCCCTTGTCAGGATAACCATTGTCACCAATAAAAATAGCAATTTCAGGGTAATATTTGCGTATAGATTTAATACAGCGGAAAAGGCACTCATCCCGCAGAAAAGTTGTAACTAGAATTGCAGTATCTTTAAGGGAAATTTTATTCATTTTCTAATATCTCCTTAACTAGAGGATGAGAGAATACAATTTTTTTACGTCTATAATGTTCCTGACTTGTAAGATTGTCAACTTTTTCCTTTTTCCACATCCTTGAGGAATACCAATTATGATAAATTGTCGGCTCGCCTTCGATATAATATTCATCCCCCCAAGCCCCATCGTAATATTTTGCACCATCCGGCTCATATCCTGCTGGAATTCTCAAAACCTCATAACCTAAATTAATCACATCATAATAATTTTTGCGTCCTACATCATAACCATTCATGGGAGCAAAACTGAGATTATTGTCAGTAAAAAACTTTTTCTCAAAAAATTGAAAACAGGCATGAATCGGTTTTGTCCTTGGATTGCCTGTTACCCATTTTTTTGCAGCCTCCTCATTATACAATTTTCCTTCAGGATCGCCACCTTTAGCCGCTATAAGCTTTATTTTAGGATTTGAAGAGCATAGCTTCATAAAATCACTATCCCATTCCAGTCTCTGTAGATGAGCGTCAATATCCAAAACTAAACAGTATTGATAAACTGATTTCTCAATAGCCAAATCCAATCCTCTTCCATGCCCTATATTTTCTGCCATTAAAATAGTCTTTACATCCTTTTGAGTTTTAAGCCATTCCCTGGAATCATCTATAGAAAAATTGTCTACAATGATAATCTCATAAGGCACAGAGGTAAACTTTCTTACAGAATTTACCAGTAATTTTACCCAGTCCAGGCAATTGTAGTTCACGGAAAGAATAGATATCATTCACTACTCCTCAGTTTTGCGAGATTTTCTTTTATTATCTTCCACCTAGGCGCAATTATAGGATGTTCAGGTCTGGCATGATTGCGAGTAATGCCGCCGTAATGTTTAACTTTTATGTTCCAGAAATTTAGAGGCATTGGATATATCGTATATTTATTATCTGTTTCAAAAAGCACCTTCTCTGTGAATCGCCAAGCCGTATCACGGCCTACATTGGGTTTTTTAACCTCTCTTTGATTCACAGTTGTCACTATTAATCCTGATTGGCAATAACCAGATTTGTTGAATATCCATTTATATTTATAATCACTATAAGTAGTTCCTTCCTGTTGCCAATCATTTTCCCC